GAGCTATCTAAAGAAGACTCTTTGTCTTCGTGTAATGGAAAGCCGGTTGTTATTGGCCATCCAATGGATGATGAAGGTAACCCCGTTTTTTTAAACCCCGACAATTGGGGCCAATTTGCGGTAGGAACCACACAAAATGTGCGAGTGGGGAAAGGAATTAATGCCAATAAAATTATCGCAGATTTTTTAATTACAGATAGATCCGCGATTGATTTAATTGTTTCGAAAGAGCTCCGGGAAATTTCGGCGGGGTATAAATGTGAAACGAAACAGTTATCAAAAGGGTATGGAATTCAAACGAGATTCAGGTTTGACCATTCGGCGCTTGTTCCGAGAGGGCGGAGTGGAAGCGAGTGTGCAATATTTGACCATGAAAAAATTTTAACCAAAAGAGGCGGAAAAATGAACTTGAAACAAAAATTAAGCAAAATTTTGAGGAAGACCATCGATTCACTGCCTGAGCTAGAGGAAATTGAAGAAGGTGAAAGAACGGACGTAATGCTTATGCTTGCAAAAATCAATTTGCGTTTGGAAAAATTGGAAAACATGGAAAAAGAAGAGCAGGAAGAGGCGTATGAAGTTACAGATCGTCGTCATCGTGACAGGAGGATGAGAGACCGTCGCCATCGTGATGAAGATTTTGACGGTGGAGTGCGCCGTGATGAAAGAGATGATCTAGAAGATCGTACAACTCGGGATGATATTCTAGAGTTAATGGAAAATGAGATCATCGCAGAAGATCTTGAAGAGAAGGAAGATTATCAAGTTACAGATCGTCGTCATCGTGACAGAAGAATGAGAGATCGCCGTCATCGTGATGAAGAGCCAGGGAATGATGTGTCGGAAAGACTAGAAACAATCGAGGATGCGATTGTTCATCTTTTGAAAAAGATGAGCGGTGAAACTGTTGACAACACAACATGTGATGAAGATGAAGAAGAAGACGTCACGATAATAACTGATGCCGCAACAATTTCAAAAGCTGAAATTTTAGCGCCAGGGATTCGCGCAACAAAAGATATTAAAAGGAAAGCTTTACAGCAAGCTTACAAAGATATTGAGGGTAGAAAAGCGATAAACTCCGTTTTAGGGGGGAAAACTTTCGACTCGGCCGATACAGACTTACTTTTTAACGCAGCGGCGGAAGTTTTAAAAAGTCAAAGAAGAGATCAAGTAAATGCGACGCGTTTTTCTGCAAATACCGCAACCGCGACAGGAATAATGACCCCTGCTGCATTAAATGAAATAAACGCAAAACGTTGGGGCTCAAAATAATCGATGTTTAATGAAAAAATAGGAGATTAAAGAATGACAGCTTTTTTATTACGCGCAGGGGCCGGTGTTCCCGGAGACTGCACCAGAGTTTTAAAGTCGGAAATACAAACCGGATTTTTAAATAAAAGTCTTTTTAATGTGCCGGTACCAACGGTGTATGGCGTGCCTATTTTCACAGTTTACAACGGCACATCAACCGAATTTGCGCAGACACAAGCCGGGGCAACAGCAAACACGGTTTATGGTATTTTAGTTCGAATGGCCCCATCGTCCGCGGGCAGTTTAGATCAAAGCTTTGGATCGGGAGTTCCGAACGTAAATAACCCCGTTGGAATTGGCGTGCAAGGATATTTTAATGTAAAAGTGGCGGATTTGACAGGTGCCGCGGTAATTCGAGGGAGCGCAGTTTATTTAAGAACAGTCGCCGGTGGACCTGGACAAAACATTGGGGATTTAGGAACCACTTTAATTGCAGGACAAACGCAAATAATCCCAGGCTGGCAATGGGCGACAGACGGCACAGACCTTAACAGCGTAGCAGAAGTCAGAATCTTAAAAACCATTTAAGGAGTGAAAAATGAGTACTTTAGCATATTTTGTAAACCAACTAGATCAACTTGACCCGACTTTACACGAGCCCTTGTATAACGTGACCTATAGTCGCGATATTAAGCTACGCGAAGATATTAGCATCTTTAATGAGTCGAGCTCTTTCACACGGATGACTTTTGGAGCTGTAGGAACACAATCAGCGACCGGTAAACCTTGGTTGAATCAAAATTCAAACACATTGCCGAATATTTCCATCGATGGAGAGCGTGTAGTTACTCCAGTACGCCCTTTAGGTCAAGAACTTGTTTATTCTTCAATAGAACTTGAAAAAAGCGTAAAACTGGGGCAACCAATTGACGTGCAGAAATATAACGCCATGAACATAATGCACCAGATGTGGACCGACGAACAAGTTTACATCGGAGATCGCGCGCTAGGGTCTTTCGGCCTCATAAACTCTCCGATAGTGACACTTGGGCCCTCCACAGCATTGAATTGGGAAGCGCAAAGCGCTGATGCGATTATCGAGTCTGTCGATGAGCTTTTAGAAGCGACATATCAACAGTCTGGTTACGCAGTGTGCCCTTCGAAGTTGTTATTACCGCCAAGACAGTTTTCTATTCTTTGCAGTAAAAAAGTCAGTGTTGAATCTGGTAATTACTCTTTAATTGAGTACCTGAAACGCGCGACTATTTGTTTACATATAAACGGTATTGAACTTGATATACAACCGACAAAATGGTTAGCAAATGCAGGGGTGGGGGGGCTAAATAGGATGGTGGCTTATACAAATGAGCCGCAGCGTGTTCGATTCCCAATGGTTCCAATCCGTCGAGAAACTCCTTACTTTCAGGGCATTAATTTTTGTGCACCTTACACCTGGGCATTCGGGGAAGTGGAAATTGTCTACCCGGATACGATTCAATATCGCGACGGAATTTAAGGAGAGCAAAATGATTAAAATTTCTTTAACAATTCCGGTTATTTTCGACAAAGTCGAATACAAACCCGGGGTACATGAAGTTGATCAAAAAGTTGTTAAAAGCGACTTTTTTACTCACCTCGTTACAGACCAAAAAGCTGCAGTTTTACAAGCAGTTGAGAAGATCAAAAAGAAAACCGTAGTCGTCACAGAAGCTGTGACGGAATCTGTCGATGCGGTTGTCGATGCGATAGAAGTTTCTCAAGTAAAAGATAAAAGCACATCATGATTGATATAGACGACTTTCGCGCAAGTTTCCCGGAATTTTCAGATATTGTGAAATTCCCAGATGCTCAAGTCGTCTATTGGTCTTCAGTCGCTGAATGTGCAACGAATGAAGTCGTTTTCGGGTGTATGTATAAAAATGTAATTTATTTATATACAGCACACACGCTAGCGCTTGCATTTAAGAATCAGCTCAACCCAATCCCTGGTCAAGGAATCGGGTTGACATCTAGTAAATCAGTTGGATCTGTTAGTACATCTTATGACACTGCATCGATAGTTGAAGACGGAGGCGGATATTGGAATGAAACGAGCTACGGTCGTGAATATTTCCGGCTAGTAAAACTTTTCGGGGTCGGTGTTCGACAAGTTGGGGGGAACGTTTGTGACTGGAATTACAATTGTCACTGACAAACTAAAATCCGTGCTTGAAAACTTAGAGGTTTTCAAAAAAAATGAAATTTTGATAGGAATCCCCGCCGAAAAAACGCAGAGAAAACCTTACGGAAATGAAACGCTTGAAATAAACAACGCGCAAATCGGATTTATAAACGAATTTGGAAGCCCACAAAAAAGAATCCCTGCAAGACCCTTTTTAATTCCAGCAATTAAAAAGGTTAAACCTAAAATGGTGAGCATTTTAAAAAGCTCCGCAAAAAATTTTACAAAAGACAAAACAGCGGTTTTAGTTGGATTAGAAAGAAGTGGGGCGGTAGCAAGAGATGCTGCAAAAAATATTATTCGCACGCAAGAAGGATTTCAAGCGTTAAGCCCAAAAACAATTGCCGAAAGGAAAAGAAAAAACAAAAATGTTAAAGGTGAGAAGGCGTTAATAAGAACAGGGCAGCTTTTAAATTCGTTAACTTATGTAGTGAGAAATAAATAATGGCTTTGATTGACGTCTCATTACTGTTATTAGACCCAGATTTTACAGATACATTAACAAGAATTCAGCGCACACAAATAATAAACCAATTCGGGGAAATGGTTCTAAGCGAATTTTCGGGAATTATTACGGCGTCTGTTCAAAGCGGCGCGGGAACTGTCAATACACTACTAAGGCAGAAAGAAGGTTCTTATATAGAAGATCATATCGATGTGTATTATCGTGGAGAACTTTTTACAGGTAATGGGCCGGGAACTTTCTGTGACATTTTGATTTGGCGTGGGGCTCGTTATCAAGTGAAAACAGTCGAAGAAACTTTTTTAAATTTCGGCATGGGATTTACAAAAGCATATTGCACGCTCGAGGGAACTGATGTCTAACGACAGCTCAACGGGAGGGTATTTACCTCCACAAAATCCTTTGCCATTAAACGACATACAATTACGCCATTTTTTTCATGATGTAATTGTAGGCATAACAGGGCTTGCCGACACGCGTGTCTTGCCAGCATGGCAAAGAAACCCTCCACCGATTCCGCCGATAGATACAGATTGGTGCGCGTATTCTTTTATAAGACAAGCTGCAGACAATGAGCCTGTGCAAGTCCAAATTTCAGACTCTCTTTGTGAAATGCGGACAAATGAACAAGTTGATTTACTTTGCACTTTTTACGGCGATAATGCACAATCTTTCAGTACAGCGCTGCGTGACGGCATTTATATGAGTCAGAATCGCGAGCAACTATTGCTCGCGGGGATGGGGTTAATTGGCGTTGAAGACATACAACACATTCCTGAAATGCGTAACGAACGCTATTATGATCGTTACGATTTGACAATACAAATACGCAGAGAAATGAGAAGACAATACCCAATTTTAAACATTTTAAAAGCGCAAGGGACAATCTACGCAGATACTAATCAAGCGGTTATTGAAAAAGACTTTACAACAAATTGAGGGAATAAAAAATGGCGACTGGTTTAAACGAATCGAGATTAGTAAATGTGCAGGTGAATTTGACAACGCAAGCTGCAGCTTCACGAAGTTTTGCAGCAGGGTTGGGAATCAGCACGTCAAACGCGATTAACGTGCTAGAGAGGTTGCGCGCTTTTGCTAGTACTGAAGAAATCGCGCAAGTTTTTGGGGTAAATACCCCCGAATATTTGGCGGGGGTTCGTTATTTTAGTCAACTACCACGCCCCGGAATTTTCTATATAGGTCGATGGGCACAAACAGCAACAAGCGCGTTTTTGTTTGGGGCAGAATTAACTCCGGCTGAGCAAGACATTTTGACTTGGAATAACATCACCGCGGCATCTTTAGATGTGAGAATCGACGGAACAATCTACAGGGTGTCAAACGTTG